CTAATAGTACACATCCTGTTTTAATTGCGCAAACATTCTGATACTTCCAGTCAGCATTGCATCCCAAATGCACGACTTCATATATTGGATTGGATTTTTTATGTTAAAGTTAACACACGCATTATAAAAATTATCCATAGCTGGCTCCGCAAATTCTGATATATCTATATGGTTCTCGTAAAAAATAGCACTCTGATTGATTTTGTCAATTACCTTCGCATAACTGATCTGACATCCTTTTAAGACCATCTTTTCCTCTGTGCACATTTGAATCAGTGCTTCGTTGAAGAGGTTATAAACACGCTGCATCAGAGGATCTTTGTATCCTTTTGGGTATAAAGTATTCCAATTTGACATAAAATGAATTGCTGCAGTTATGTACTGTTCATTTGTCTTATACCAATATGGTAATTTCCTCATGGATAATAATTCTTTTTCTACATCAGCCTGTATCTGCTCCTCCCTCTTTCTCTCGCTGTCAAGAGAGAGGGAAGGATTGTTTATAGTAGAATTGTTTATAGTAAGATTGTTTATATTAGTGTCCTGTTTTGTCGTGTCCTGTTTTACCGTGTCCTGTTTTACCGTGTCCTGATTTCTACAGTCCTGTATCATATTATCCATATCTGCCGTGTCCTGATTCCTACAGTCCTGTATTCTGGTACACGTATCTGCCGTGTCCTGGTTCTTACAGTCCTGTATTCTGGTACACGTATCTGCCGTGTCCTGGTTCTTACAGTCCTGTATTCTGGTACATATATCTGCCGTGTCCTGATTCTTACAGTCCTGTATTTTGGTAGCAATATCTACCTTTTTTACAGCGTTGTCCTTATTTGGCATATCCATAAGGTAATAATCATTTACTTGTAGCCTACCCTCAATATGACGTTGTACGGCTGTGATATAGTTTAATCCGGTAAGTAATGTATAGAACTTGTAGTATGTCTTTTCTGTAATACCCAAGTGATATAGTATCGTTTCTTTCCGTGGAAATGCACTGTTTCCTGAGCCTGTAAAGCTGCAAAAGTACGCATATATTCCCTTAGATTTTATTGGTAAACGTGAGTCTAGCATAACTGCTCTTGGGATGATTCCAAATCCCATGGCCTTCAATCCTGAGAATCTGATCCTACTGTATGTCTGATTAGTATCCTTATCATCCTTTTTCTCAAACTTTTTCGGGTTAGATATGAGTGTATAAATATTTTTTCCAAATGATCCATTTGTGTTTTTTTCTTGATTGACAACAATATAACCATTATCAAGCAATTGCCGAAAATATTTATAGTATGCGTCTTTACTGATTTGTAAATCTGTAAGTATCCTATCTCTTGCTGGAAATGCAGTCTTACCATTTCCAGCAAGACTGCATATATATGCATATATTGTTTTCGCTTCGATTGCTAAATCGTTATCGATCATTACATACTTGGGGATAATTCCAAATCCTTTGCAATTAACTCCCTCTACTTGAAGCTGGTTACTTATTAAATCTCCCATCACGGTTCCTCCCCTTATGATTATTTTAAATCATTTTTTACAAGATTATATAAAATTGCTATGTATACCATCGCCTGTGAACGATATGAGGCTCCAGGTAATGTTTCAATCTGTGATAATGAAAGTTTTTCCAAGTCATCTCTTGACTTTACATTTGCATTTTCAAATATTTTACAAACATTCAAAGCAGTCTTGGATGTGGCTCCTAATTTGATCAATTCCTGATAAGGATACTTACAGAAGTTATCATTATTGCAGATCAAGCGAATGCGTTCTCTTGAAAGATGATATTCTTTGGCCAACATTGCCAATGTTGCTCCTTCTTTCTTTTTTTGGATAATCTCAAAATTTCTTTGCGAAGATATCATTTACTACTCCTCCTTCATCATTTCAACCAGCTTTATGATTCCTCTATTTTCTGTAACGCTTTTCATAACTTCATTCATCTGCTGATCAGTTGCAATGTTCTTATAGTGCTCCACTAACCTAATCAGCTTCTCCGTGATATCAGTAAGCACCGACATCTGTATGTCTATCTCAGTTCTCGCCCTCACTAATGCCGTCATATCATTGTCCTTTTTCGATAACGCCTCTACCCGTCTATTAGCTTCTTCCAATGCCTTTTTTGTATCCTTTAAAGACTTATTCGTCTCTGAAATCATCCGACCAGAACTTTCACGTTCATTAGCTAAATCTTCCTGTAGTTGCAGTATTAACTCCTCATTTTTATCATTAACCGCCCGTTCAATTTCACTTCTGATTGTCTCCTCTCTTTTTTTGGATTCCGATAAAATTTCCCGTATCTCTGTATCCTTTTTTTGTTTGATATCTTCCAATTCATTTTCTAAACGGTTTCTCTCAGCTTCCGCCTCATTACGTGCCTTTTCCGCCGCTTTTACATTTTCTTGATATAACCGGATCTGCTCTGAATCAAGATTTCTTCCCTGCTGAAGAAAATCGAGAACAATCATCTGTTCCTCTTCTGGAAGCGCCGCAATGCCAGGAACCTTATTTATATTGATCTTACCTGCTTCAAACTCTGTGCGGAGTTCCGGAATCAGGTTATCTAGGGCATTATATTTTCTAGCCTGCCTGTCTGAAATCCCTACTTTTGCTGCTATTTCTGTTAAAGCTGGCTCAGGAGCATTATGCCCATATAAAATTCTATTTCTTTCTTGCAACAATTCCTTGGTTTCAGCTAATTGAATAGCCCTTTCTTGTGGTGTAAGATCACGAACCTTCAGGTTCGCCTCCTTAAGGCGGAGTTCAGAATCTATTTCATTTAAGCGTGTTTGTTCAACTGTCTCATCATCACTATCCTGCTCATACCCTCTCTTCACATTGACTGCAAATCCTTTTTCAAAAAAAGGCTTGATATTACGAACATAGTTCTGGTACGCTGTTTTCTCCTCGTTATTATCTTGAAAAGCATTTATATTATCAATGCTACCATATTTTTCATGCAGCATATCGCACGCTCTTACACGACGTTCGCCAGACTCTAATATGTATTTATCTTGATCATCGTCATAATAAGCCACCAGGTTATGCAGCATACCATGCTGGAGCAAGCCGTTGGCTAATTCCTCTACTTCCCTGATATTAAAATTATTCTTTTTATTAAATACGATTTTCTCACGTGGAATGAATTTGAAATTAAAAGCAGAGTTTGATAAATTTGTACCGCCATTTACAGCCTGTCCTAATTCCAAAACAGAATTGGATAATGTATCTTTAGCTACATAGTCTACTTTTTCTTGAGTAGTCTGCATCTCCTGGCTCTTTACATCATCACCAGTAAACTCCGCTTTTTCAGAGTTAAAATTAAGTGTTTTAAATTTCATAATGCTCTATCTCCATTTCTTCTCTATTGGTCGGTTTTTTGACCAATCCAATCTTTGTCCGCAACTCCAACAATACCGCTGTTCCACTGGAACTGGTGCACTGCATATAGGGCAGTCTCCTGTCAATTTATATGTAGCAGTCTCTTTGACTTTGGTTGGATATACATTCTGTACCTCCTGTGCTATCTGTTTTTGCAATGCTTCGTTCGCAGCTTGCAGCGCCTCAAACAAATATTCATTATGAATATCTCTCCTTGCGTTTCCCATAAAATTTTTGATTGTGTTTATGTTTGTGACTGCGCCTCTCATTTATCACTCCTAAATTTTTCAGTTTTGCAAAACATTAAGGCTGTCATCAACCTTAAACAGCTTTTTCCCACAATCGGCACACATAGCATATTTACCAGTATTCTTATGTTGCAAACCGCTATGTAGTTCTGTTGCATCAATGTCTCCGGATTCTAGGTCAACATAGTATTCCCCAACTCCGAAAATTCTTTGTTTTATTTTTAAAGTTGTTCCTCCGCAATATGGACATTCATGCAGTGGAAATTTTGTCGCATCAACTTCACCCATCATTTTTCCTCCATCAAATCTTAATATTACATATCATCCAAAGATAACTGCCCTGGAATATTGTCATCTTCCATCCACCATAGAAATACATCATATCCAGTTTTCCACTTGCTGGGTTTTCCTGCTCTGTGAATTGCCTCCAGCATCTTGCCAAATGCTCTGATATATGCCCGCCTATAAGTCGGAAAATCTGCAAATTCTTTCCAGCGATGTTTCCCTGCCATTGGACACCCTATGCATCCCACTCTTTTATACCCCATGTCATATAGAGGATTCTCCCGTATAGTTTTGATGGTATTTTCAACAAAAGCATCCATCTTCCAGTCGCCTGCACAGCCACAGACATTGTATACAAAGTTGGACAGCATCTTGGCTCCTTCTACAGTATGAAGCACTTCCGGATGATACTGGATCGCATACAAGTTCTTCTCTTCCCATTCAACAGCTGCTACCGGGCAGTTTTGTACAGAACACGTTCTGATCTAATGTAATCCCAGATATCCTTATGTGTCCAATCTACGATTGGATTTACAGCACTTTTGGATTTCAACCGGCAATGCTCTATGAGCCGACGTTTCTCTGAATTATCATTCATTAGGATAATTTCATCATTAATAGCAATCTTGTTTTTCTTCTTTGCTGTAATTCCTTCGTATGCTGTCCTATCTTTACGTGCTGTACTCTCATCCCACCGTACGCCAGTTGCAATATATCTATTGGGGCATCCTGTTTCTTTCAAAACGGAACAGCAATACCGTTTCATTCTTGTTGGCGGAGTTTTCTTTTCAGGTATCAAAGTCCACATACTGCACCGTTGGCCCTTATATACTGGCTTTTCTACTGTAGCCTTAATCCCTAAATTCTCCAACACTCCAAACTTCTGGCGAATATGATATATCGTCTGGGGAGCATCAACCGTTGTATGACTGTTATGTACTTCATACGGTACACCAGAACGCCGAAATAATTCCAAAACTACATCACTGTCTTTACCGCCGGAATAGGTACATACAAGAGGTACCCCATAATGTTGTAATGACATTTCAGATGCAAGCTTGATCCGTTCGATTGCTTTTTTCTCTAAATCCATTTCTTTCTCCAAACCTTTAATTTAAAATGTTAGTTCCAAGCGTTTTGCCAGCTTATGGGCATAGGTTCCAATATCATTCAGGCTGCTTCGTCCACCCTGCCATGCCGCCTTAAATTCTTCTTTTTTGTTCGGATCTGTAATAGCAGCAAGAGCCGTTTCATATCTCCGCCTGTCTTCGAAATGCCCATACATGAATGAATCCAAAGATTTTGCAACCTCCTGCCATTTTACTGCCAGACCATCATCTGGTGTTCTTCCAAAGACATCCTGGTACCAGTCAGCTGCTCCACCAAAAAGAAATATCGGAACCTCTGCGCTACCATCCTTTGACTGTGCACCGTATGACGTGTTAATCAGGAACACGGTCAATGCTGCTGTTTCCCAGTCATCTGCCAGAAATGTATATGGATCGCTGGGATTTATCAACTCAAATTCCATTCTTCCACCTCCGTCAAATCCTTAATTTTAAATATTACTCTCAATGTAAGTAATCGCCCGAAATATTGGGTAGAACTGCTGCGGCACCACAGCATTCCCTAAACATTTAAGTCTGTCCACCCTATCGGAAACCCCATCAGCCACTCCATAAGGGCGGGGTTCGATTTCCCACCGCTTCCACACACAAGGTTTTTCCGTTCTTCCTCTGTTATGATTTTGCAGTCTCTGAGTTTTTTCATCTGTCTGAAATTTCCCGTCCCTCCACATAATGGTGCGCCTGTCGTTGGACGCGGCCACAATAGCAATCCTTTCTCCTCGGAACAATCCTCCGACATTCCTAGCTTCACTGGAATAGGCTCTTGCCTCGTATCCTGCCTCTTCAAGCCCGGAAAGTATGTCTTTAAGTGCTTTTCGAACAAGTCCAGCAACATTTTCTCCAACGACCCAGGAGGGCCTGAGTTCTTCGATAACTCTAAGCATTTCCGGCCAGAGGTAGCGGTCATCCTCCTTGCCTCGCCGCTTCCCGGCAACGGAGAATGGCTGGCAGGGGAACCCTCCTGAAACAATGTCAACTGTATGTAATCCTGTGCGTTCATAGAAACTTTCTCCCGTTAATGTCCTTATATCTCTCCAGCGGGGTATATCGGGCCAGTGCTTTTCAAGCACCTTTGTAGGATAGTCCGCCCATTCACACTGGCCCACCGTCTGTATTCCGGCCCATTCTGCCGCCAGATCCAAACCCCCAATGCCGGAGAACAAGCTTAAATGTGTCAACATCTTATTCTCCAAAATCCTCCACCATACTCCCTCAATAACTCCGCTGCCTCTGCCTGTCCCTTCTCTTCCAGAAACTGAATCACATCATCCATATCACACAGCCGTTTCCTGCGAAGAATTTCTTCAACCTGCCGTGTCCCAATTGCCCGATAAAATCTAGTCGGTGTATGTACGGTCGCCATCCTCCGGGATGTTTCCTGCACCTCTTCCATAATCTGCTCTAATATATTCTTTTTCATCATTTCCCGATTCCTTCCCGTTCTCCTGCAGATAGTCCTCTAATTCCATCTGACCGTCACATTCATAATGTTCCAACTTCTTAATCCATTCTGGCAGATCTGCCATGGTCCCTCCTTTCCAGGCCGGGAAAAGGAGGTTGATAGGCCCCGGCCTGTAGGTCAAAAGGTATACGTGACATACCGCAATCTGAACCCGTTGTTATGTATGTATCAACTCCTGTGGGGGCAGGAGATAATACCGCTATCATGTTGTTCTTCTAAATAATAGATTAACATTTTCTTCATCTTTTTTCTTTTTATGGCACAGGCTTGTCCCTGCATACACTGGCCTCTATATACTGCTTTTTTCCTTATAGTTCACAGGTAGCTCTCCCCATATCTCTTGCGGAAGGATTCCCGCGCTTCCTCTTCTGTCTGTCCCTCTGACACCGCCCGCTTCTCCCAGGCAAGCTGCCCTATCATCTTTGACATGACCTCTGCCATCGGGTTTCCATGGATTCGGCGGGATAGCTCTCCCATATTATGGCAGTCATTACAGCATGGGATTGTGAGCCCATCCTGATCTGACTGCTTTCTCTTGGATGTACCTCCGATCAGGTGATGGGTGGCCTCCACTGGACGGCCACAGAACAGACAGTTGCTGTTATACCTGGTTACAATTCCTTCTTTTCTCATGTTCTTCCTCCATTATGCTTGTGTTTCTCTATAGTATCTGCTACAATAGAGGTGGATTTAATCCAAAATGTACGATGTGTAAGGCCCTGATGGTTTGGAGATCATTGCAGGGCTTTACTGCTGTCCTGAATTCTTTACCGGGATATGTACAGGTTCCAGATGGAATTTCGTACCCTTCTTCTGCTCCTCTTTGCATTCTTCGCATAACCTTCCCTCTCCCGGATCCAGTAAGCAATTACATTTCCGACATCTATTCCATCCTCTCATTGTATTTCAGCCGCCTATATTACGATTACGCCATACCATGTTAATATCAACAGCGCTAACGTAAAACCAAACAGGAAACTCATTGCCTCTGCCCAGCTAACTGCCCAACGCAAATCTTCTGATTCCATCTCCCCATTCCATATTTCTTCCTCCCAATCAGGCCGAATGGCATACTCCCCAATGTGGTATTCTTGCTTTACTTCTTCGCTCATCTTATGTTTCCTCCCTATATGCCCTCAGGCATTTTTTGTAATTTTGATATTGGGGATAGTTGTTAACGGACGGTAAATTAAACTATTTGCAATCTCCTCCCGCTCTTCCTGCGGAAGTTCTTCCATCCGCACTCCCTTATCCCCAATCTTGACCCAATTTGAATATGTAATCCCCTTTTTTTCCACTCTTATCACTCCTTTCTTGGCATTGTATGTATCACTGCTTGTACATCTTGCTTGTTTTCTTTCCCCTCCCGTCCTATACTGGATCTACAGGCCCACCGGTGCTACGCCGTCTTACCATTCCTCTGCTCCAGAAAATCTACCGCTTTTAAAAAGCTCTCCAGATCTACACGTTTCTTCTCACTCAGTTTCATAAGTACCTTCGCTACTGCCTCTGCTTCCTGTTTCTGCTCGCTTCTTACCAATGTTTCTGTTCCATTTTTCTCTGACATGGTTTTTCTCCTTTCCTTGTATTTTCTCCCCTCCCGTTCTATACTGAATTTACAGGCCCCCGGCAGGGCCGAGTTCTATATGAAGGGAGGGGAGTAATATGGCTGTTGAACAAACATATGTTAGCGTTTATTGTCCGCACACCAGTCACATATGTAAGGTTCCTGTTGGTATGTTTAACAACATTATTCATATACAAAACTATTGTGATTACTCCAATGGTTGTGCCCCTTGTGATGAGTGTATACAGACTATACGGGATAGAATTACTAATGACCGAAATGTCGTTTACAAAAGTCATTCAGAACCTTTGCATTTGTTTTCAGTTGGGTATAAATCTTAGGATTTGCTTCCAATGCTGATTTTCCATACAGCAATGCTAATATTAGCATTGCTGTACTGCCTTTATTTTCAAACCATTTCAAGCCATTTCCTACTATCAGACTTACAATTAAGCCATTTATAGTTTCTGAATGGCATTGCAATGTCTGCTCATCCGTAGAAAATTCTTCGTCCAGTAAGTCTGCTATCTCTTTCTCTGTTAATTTGAAATAATCTTCCATGTCCTGTTTCACCTCCTCCTTAGACTTCACTTCTCTATATATCGTATTTTATAGACTTAAATGCTATTTGTCAATATCTTTTTAGTATTTATCTTGACTTTTTTAGACTTCACTGCTATATTAAAATCATGAAATCATTGAATGGAGGTGAAACATTTGGAAACAATCAATTCCAGAATAAAGAATTTCAGAAAATCAAAAGAACTTAACCAAAGTGATTTTGCAAAACGAATTGGAATAACCCAGCGAGGTGTTAGCCATATAGAGCAAGATGGTCATAATGTATCTGATGTAACTATTAAATCTATTTGCCATGAATTCAACATTAGTGAAGCATGGCTCAGAAATGGTATAGAGCCAATTTTTACTCCTACCGATACATTCAGCCTTGATTCATTTGTAAAAGATAGGGGAATGTCAGATTTAGAATTACGGATTTTAAAACGCTACTTCGCTTTAGATCCTAAAACCCGCCAAGATGCTCTTTCTTATTTTCTTAGCGGCTTAGAAACTGAGGTGCAGCAAGAAACTGTCCGCAGAATGCCTCAGTCTGAAGAAGAGCTATTGGCTGAGTCTACGATTGAGCCAGCCGACAAGGCTATATAAAAACGCCCAACCTTCCCAGCATAGAAATTAGGTTAAAAAATAATGAGTATCAGTTGTGTCACACCATGGAAGTCTAAATTATAGTAGATAGTTTTTGTCTGCTTGAAGTAAAATGCGTATATATTCTTTCTATGATTATGTATGTACACTCTTTTCGTCATTTGCACCAACCTTTCTTTTATTTGGAAGGTTGGGCGCAATATGAATTATAATATAGAAATTATTGGAAAATATATGGTAATTTTTTCCTGTATAGAAGGATACCAATGAATATGCGAAAAAAGCTCTTTTCAGTTATCATCACAATTATTATATTATCCTTAATAATTGCACTATATTTACAAAAGAAAACCTATGAAAAAAAGCTTTCTGCTTGTGCCTCTATCGAATATTCAAAAGGTTATGCTCAAAAAGATAATGCCAAAATTTCTACACCTAGAAATGGAGCAGTTTTAAAAGGCACTGTCTACAGCTATTTTGGTGGTGATTATTCGAATAGTAAACAAGACCGTATGCCTTTGGCTCCTTTTCTCATCCGGCCTCCACATAATTCAGAATATGACTATCTTTTGAAATTAACTGAATCACATGATTACGATACGATTTACCTGATCTACATTCAAGGTGGAAAAGATAATGTAAAGCTTTATTTACCATGTGGGGAATATGATATCAAAATCGCTTATGGTTCTACTTGGAGTGGGAAAGCTGATTTATTTGGTGATGAAACCCAATACTATAAATGTGAAGATACATTTACCTTTTATCGAGAAGGCGGAGCTTCATACGGACCTGAATTGACACTTGATGATTTTTTAAATGGAACTCTTAATGTAAAAACAATATCTGAAGATGAATTTTAAAATTCAGTAGAAAGCAAAACCGCCCGGTATTGGCGTACCGAGCGGCTTTACATAGATTATCTCTTACCAGAATATACCAGAAAGATGCAATCAACTAATCATCTGCATTATATCATTTCTGGTACGTCCTGGCAAGGGGCGTATTTTTTGCACCTAAAAATCATATAGATTGCAACAGGAGATGAGATGATGAATGAAAATGTTTTAAAAACTGCAGCCCTTTACATCCGGGTATCTACAGACAAACAGGAGGAACTTTCCCCCGATTCCCAGAAACGGCTTTTGTTAGAATATGCCAAAAATCACAATATGATTGTTCCACCAGAATATATCTACATGGAAAATGGGATATCCGGACGGCGCGCAGATAAGCGCCCCAAGTTTCAGCAGATGATCTCTGCTGCAAAATTAAGTTCCCATCCCTTTGATGTGATCCTGGTATGGAAATTTTCCCGTTTCGCCCGCAATCAGGAGGAAAGCATTGTCTATAAGTCCATGCTCCGGAACAAATGCCATGTAGATGTTGTCAGTATCTCTGAGCCCCTGATCGAAGGGCCATTCGGCGGCCTGATCGAAAGAATTATTGAATGGATGGACGAGTTTTATTCAATCCGGCTCTCTGGAGATGTGACCCGTGGAATGACCGAAAATGCCCTGCGCGGTTCATATCAATGCAGGCCACCGCTGGGATATCGGATCCCCTATCATAAGGCCACCCCGGAAATTGTCCCGGAGGAGGCTGAGATTGTTCGGCTTATCTTTGAAAAATATGTCAATGGAATGAGTATTTTTTCCTTAACCAAATATCTTAACAGCCAGGGCTTTAAAACCAGTCACGGGAAACCCTTTGAAAAACGCAGTCTGGAGTATATCTTGCAAAATCCCGCCTATGCTGGGGATATCCGATGGAACCGGTGCAATAATACTACCAAGGAAGTCCGTGATCCTTCTGAATGGATTGTGAGATCCGGCCACCATCCGGCTATCATAAGCAAGGAGCTGTACGAAAAGGCTCAGGCCCGTTGGCAGAGTGAATATAAACCCAGAAATGCCAAACCCAGTGAAGTCACCAAACACTGGCTGGCCGGACTGGTGAAATGTCCTTCCTGCGGCCGTTCCCTTTCATCTTGTGTAATGCACAGAAAGAGTCTTCCAGATACATTTTCTTTCCAATGCGGCGGATACCTGAAAGGCAAATGTTCTCATAACTGTTATGTGCGTGAGGAATCCATTGTACCTGCTATTTTAAATGCACTGAAAGAAGTTCTGTCCTGTGGCACTATTAAGTATGACCTGAAACAGACAGACGCGGTGCAAGATCAATCAGAGGACGAATTACGCTCTCTGAAACGCCGCCTGGAGCGGGTAGAGCAGAAGGAACTGAGGGCCAGAGAAGCCTATATGGAGGGTATTGATACAAAAGAGGATTATCGGAAAAATAAAGAGCTGCTGAACAGGGAACGTGAAGAGCTGACCGAACGCATTTCGCAGCTTGAGGCCTTACCACAAAAAGAATATGATGATGCAGTGATGTTAGACCGGATATCAAATGTACTGGATATCCTGCATTCCGATCAATTCAGTGTTGCAGAAAAGAATGCGGCCCTCAAAAGCATCATTGACAAGATTATATATGACAAAGAACAGAATCATATTGATGTGTACTATTACATGATGAAAACCCCAGAAAACCAGATAAAATAAGGCTTTCCGGGGTCTTCCCTTGGCTTATATCCTCTTTCGGTATGGTCATCCAGTCCGGACACTGAACCTGCCTCCCGTCGCAGTATTGAGTAAGGATGGGCTGGCGGACGCCGGGGCGGGAAAGGTAGGCGTCAAAGATTTCATCCACCACCTGGGAGATACTCTGGAAAATGTTTCTGCCGTAAATCCACTTATGGTCAAAGGCGGTAGAAGATGTGATGGTAAAATCATACCCCTGGTTCCTGTACCATTCTGTATACACCCGATTTAAGGTAAATGACATGATGGCCAGCACGTTGGCGGTAATGGAGCTTTCAGGCCAGGTGGAATAGATCTCACTGGAGGCCACGTTCTTAATATAATCCCGATAGGGAACATAGTAATTTCTGGCTGTGGAATCGCTTGGAACTCCGTCATGAACTACAACTGTCTGCGGAACCACCACACGGCTTAAAACAATCTCACCGCTTTCATTGACCGGTTTTATCTCATCCTCTGCAATCTTGGGAGGATAATTTCCGTAAAGGGTGTGATCCGGGATCACCACCGGATCCTCAGGAGGCTGCTGCCGCCCCACAGGCGTCATGGCCGCCGGCTGGATGGCATTGGAATCTGCCAGGATCTCGGTGCCGGAAATGGCAAGGGGATCAAAGCCTTCTGCCCGGATGATAAGGTCGTATTCGGAATATGGCTGAATGATCCCCGGACTTAAGCTGTATTCCACCGGAGGTGCAGGAAGGGAGAGCTGTTCCGTCTGGCCGGAGGAATTGGTTTTTACCTCCTCCAGCACCCGGTCAGGCTCTCCCTTGGTGCGTATGCTTACGGTTGCATTCTGAATGGGAAAATTGTTCTGGATATTGACTACGTTGATCTGTAAGAAACCTCTGGAACTTGCTTCCTGAGCTTTTACCAT